CTGGAGATACCGGTCCTGCTGGCTCTACAGGGGCTACTGGGCCTCAAGGTATTCAGGGCATTGCTGGTCCGACCGGCCCTACGGGCGCAACAGGTTCTACTGGTGCTACTGGCGCAACGGGTCCTGGTGTAGCAACTGGCGGCACTACTGGACAGTATCTCAAGAAGAACTCTGGAACGAACTTCGATACTGCATGGTCCTCGATTCGTGAGGCTCCGGCTGGTGGCACAACGGGTCAGGTTCTCAAGAAGAACTCAAATGCTGACGGTGACTTTGTCTGGGGCACTGCCGGTTCGAGTCTTCCAACTGGCGGCTCTATTGGCCAGGTCCTGAAGAAGCAGTCCGGCACCGATTTCGATGCCGTTTGGGGCGACGTTGCAACTGGCGCCAGCACGACGTACCGCGGTGATTGGTCTTCAACTTCGACCTATGGCGTCAACGACGTAGTTCGGTATAACACCCGGCTGTGGGCCGCTAGCGCGATCAGCACGAACGTTCCACCAACGGTTGCGACTCGCGTTGAGAATCAGCGAGGTCTCAACAACAACGCCGCTCCGCCTTATGTCCCTGCGCAGGTTGCTCCGTCCGGTGCTAACACTTTAGCTGTGGCTTATGTCGTCAAGTTCAACCGAGACTATCGTCTAGGCGCAATCGATCTGTATTTCGTAGGCGACCCTGGAGCAGGGGCCAGCATGGACGTTGGTATTGGCACCGCGGCTCCTTCGGGGTCCACAGACAACCCAAATGTGTCTGCTTACACCACTAACGCCATCGCTGCTGGTGGCACCAGTTACAAACGACTGACCCTAGGGTCGGCTGTAGTTCTGCTTGCCAACACGGAGTATTGGATTTATGTCAAAGCTCCTAACACGACCATCGGTAACACTATTGGTTCGCATTTCAGTAATGGAAACATCGCCCCTACGAGTCCGATGGTTGCTCCAGCTTCTCAAACTACATACTGGCGAGGCGCTGGAACTTGGGCATCAGCAGCAACCGTTCCGATTTTCATTCAGCCTTATGAGGAAGACATCCCTTCCTGGGTCGCTCTTGCTCCGGCATCGAATCTTGGCGTTCCTGCAGGTGGTGCGGCAGGTCAAGTACCCCTAAAGATCTCAGCTGCTGATGGCGACATCTCGTGGGGTGGCCTTCCGTCTACCTCAATCAGCGATTCTAGCCCTGTCGGTCGATCTGTGATTACCGGGGCAACTACCAGGATCGTTCGAGACGCAATCAACGCTCAGACCAAGTTGCCTTCGGCTTCCACCAAGGGTGATTTGCTGGTGGGTAGCGGAACGACCAGCGCGGCTTATACGTCTGGAACTTCAGCTACTGTCATTAACGCGACTCCGAGCACGACTGAGAAGGTCGTTTCTGGAGCAGTTGTTGAGTTGGCTGCGGTGGGTTCTTCGGTCAGTGTTGTCGTGGACCTTCATGCATCCATGAACAACTCGGGCCTGTCCAAGTCGCTTATTTGGCGTGTTCGACGCGATGACATCAATGGCGCAATCGTCGGTAACAGCGGAACAAAGAGCGCCACGACCGACTCGGCAGCTGGTAATGACTCGGGCTTTGCTTGGTCAACAACACTAACGGATGCGACACCTACTACGGGTCGCTACGTTGTCACCGTTCAAGCTAACAACGCCAGCCTGGTCGACATCTGGTCGAACCAGCAGAACATCTCTGCATCTACGACAGCGGTTTCGTTCGCTCGTCAGGCAATTGGTACTGATGGTCAGGTTCTTACTGCAGATGCCGCCCAGTCCAACGGACTCAAGTGGGCGACGCCTGATGTGGTATGGAAGACGATCGTCACGCCAGCTACAGATGTTCGACCTGTCGGGAACCACGTTCTATGGGTTGGTGGAACAACCAGACCAACAAACATGATTACCGGCGACATCTGGTTCAAGTCTGATGGAACAACCTTCGAGCTCTAAGAAAGGAGTAACTATGCCTGAAATCACCGACCGAGTTGACACCTTTCTGGAGCACCACGGAATCAAGGGAATGAAGTGGGGCGTTCATCGTTCGGCTAGACAGCCAACGAAGGTTCGAACCACTGCTGCTCCCGGCCGCCGTGTCAAGGCTCGAGGAGGAACTGGTCAGAAGCCTCATGACGATGCCGTCAAGGCAGCAATCCTGAAGCAGAAGGCCAAGAAGAGTTCTCCGGATTCTCTCTCGAACAAGGAGCTCAAGCTTCTCGTCGAGCGAATGAATCTGGAGAAGCAGTATTCAACCTTGAAGCCTCCATCAAAGGGTTCCAGGGCCGCGAAGTTCGTTTCAAGCATCTTGGTGAGCACCGGTAAGCAGCAGGCGTCCAAGGTCGCCTCTGACTTTGCAGGTAAGGCACTTGCCAATGCATTGGAAGGTGTCGTCAAGATCAACGTCAAGTAAGAAGGGAGGGTTGGCGATGGGCCTGTCAAATCGCGCAGTTCCGAAGTATTACGGTGAGTTTCGTGACCAGGTTCTCCGCGGAGAAATCCCGGTTAACCGCGAGATCTCGCTTGAGATGAACCGCATTGACGCGCTCATCGCCAACCCGAACGTCTACTACGATCCCGCTCCGGTCGAGGGCTTCATCGCTTACTGCGAGAACGAGCTCACGTTGACCGACGGTAACGATCTTCACCTGCTACCGAGCTTCAAGGTGTGGGCCGAGCAGATCTTCTGCTGGTACTACTTCATCGAGAGGCCGGTCTATGAGCCGTCTCCCGGCAACCACGGTGGGCGGTACGTCAACAAGACGGTCAAACACCGCCTGACCAACAAGCAGTATCTCATTGTCGCTCGAGGTGCGGCCAAGTCGATGTATGCATCATGCCTTCAGAGCTACTTTCTGAACGTCGACACAAGCACGACCCACCAGATCACGACAGCGCCAACCATGAAGCAAGCCGAAGAAGTAATGTCGCCGATACGAACGGCCATCACCCGGGCTCGTGGTCCACTGTTCAAGTTTCTGACCGAGGGTTCTCTCCAGAACACCACGGGGTCGAGGGCCAGACGTCAAAAGCTGGTCCCAACCAAGAAGGGTATTGAGAACTTCCTCACTGGTTCGATGCTTGAGATTCGTCCTATGACGATTAACAAGCTGCAGGGTCTTCGGACCAAGATGAACACAGTGGACGAGTGGTTGTCGGGAGACCTCCGAGAAGACGTCATCGGTGCAATTGAGCAGGGCGCATCGAAGATTCCAGACTTTCTGATCGTCGCCATCAGCTCAGAGGGAACAGTTCGCGCCGGTTCCGGTGACACCATCAAAATGGAACTCGCGAGCATTCTAAAGGGCGACTACCCGGCCCCTCACATCTCGATCTGGCACTACAAGCTGGACGACATTGAAGAGGTTGCCGACCCATCAACGTGGCTGAAGGCCAACCCGAACCTCGGAAAGACCGTCACCTACGAGACCTATCACCTGGACGTCGAGCGAGCTGAGAAGGCTCCCGCCGCGAGGAACGACATCCTCGCCAAGCGCTTCGGAATCCCGATGGAAGGTCACACCTACTTCTTCACCTATGAGGAGACTGAGGTCCATCGCAAGCAGACCTTTTGGTCCATGCCTTGTGCTCTTGGAGCCGACCTTTCTCAGGGTGATGACTTCTGTGCATTCACATTCTTGTTCCCACTTCGAAATGACAAGTTCGGAATCAAGACTCGAAGCTACATCACTGAGCTGACGCTTCACAAGTTGCCGGGTGCTCTTCGCGCCAAGTATGACGATTTCATCAAGGAGGGCAGCCTCCACATCATGAACGGGACCGTTCTGGACATGATGGAGGTCTACGAAGACCTTGATGAGCACATCCGTAAAGAGGGCTATGAGGTCAACGCCTTCGGGTTCGACCCCTACAACGCCAAGGAATTCGTGTCCCGCTGGGAAGCGGAGAACGGACCGTTCGGGATTGAGAAAGTTATCCAGGGGGCCAAGACCGAGTCTGTCCCACTTGGTGAGCTTAAGAAACTGAGCGAGCAGCGCAAGCTGATCTTCGACCAGGATCTGATGTCCTACACGATGGGTAATGCCATCACTATTCAGGACACGAACGGTAACCGAAAGCTTCTCAAGAAGCGGCAGGACGAAAAGATTGACAACGTGGCAGCCCTCATGGATGCCTACATCGCTTACAAAGCCAATAAGGAGGCATTCGAATGACCCAGCAGGTGATGTCAACCGATGACTTCCTCGCAAACTACCTGGAGCACCACGGTGTCAAGGGTATGAAGTGGGGCCATCGTCGCGCCAATGTTACCGGCGCAGAGATCAAGGACGCCCGAAACCGTACGGTTAGCCGTGCCAACGCGCTCAACGCCCAGGGTGACAAGTTCAACCTGACGAAGCCCGGGACGAAGGCGCACGAGAAGGAGGGTAAGAAGCTCAACCAGATGAACGTTGACTTCCTCAACCACCCCGATCGCGCCACTGCCATGCGTCTCACCAAGGGCGAGAAGGCGGGTCTTATTGCGCTTTCGGTTCTCTTCCCTGTTGCCGGAACAACTGCTTCGGTGGCTGCTGGTAGTGCTCAGCTTGGTGTGCGGAAGAGCATCGAGAAGAAGCAGCGCTCTGGCGCCTTCAACAACGTCCAAGCCGTTCGCGTTTAATCGCAATGGGCATCCTACGAAACGGGAAAGGAGGTGACTAATGAGCAAAGTTACGAACTGGTTCAAGCACGCCTTCAACGCTTTCGAGAGTGAAGATACTGTTGGGTCTTACCCTTCTGGCGGTTTCACCGTTGGAGGCGGTTATTCAGGAGGTCGACCGGACAAGATTCGGTTCTTCCACTCGAACGAGAAGTCGATCGTCTCTGCGATCTACAATCGTCTTGCTGTGGACTTCGCCTCAGTGAAGATCCAACACGTTCGTCTCGACGACCAGGATCGATTTTCTGGACAGATGGACAGTGATCTGAACGACTGTTTGACGTTGAAGGCCAACATCGACCAAGGTGCTCGCGCTTTCCGACAGGACATCGCCGCAACTCTGTTCGACAAGGGTTGTATTGCTATCGTGCCTGTGGACACCTCTCTGAATCCGAAGATCTCTGGCAGTTATGACATTCAGTCAATGCGTGTCGGAGAAATCGTTCAGTGGTACCCGACCCAGGTTCGAGTCAGTCTCTGGAACGAGGTCAAGGGTAGGCGTCAGGAGCTGGTGCTTGACAAGAAGAGCGTGGCGATCGTAGAGAACCCGTTCTACACCGTCATGAATGAGACCAGCTCGACTCTTCAGCGTCTTATCCGAAAGCTGAACATCCTCGATGCGATCGATGAGCAGTCTGGGTCTGGAAAGCTCGACCTGATAATCCAGCTTCCTTATGTGATCAAGTCTGAGTCTCGTCGCCAGCAGGCCGAGAAGCGCCGAGAGGACATCGAGTTCCAGCTCAAGGGTAGCAAGTACGGTATCGCCTACACCGACGGTACCGAGAAGATCACCCAGCTGAACCGTCCGGCCGAGAACAACCTTCAGAATCAGATCGAGTACCTCGTCGACATGCTTTACGGCCAGCTTGGTCTCACTCCTGAGATCATGAACGGCACCGCTGACGAGAAGACGATGCTCAACTATCTCAACCGGACAATCGAACCGGTACTCGATGCAGTAGTCGAGTCGATGAAGGCCACCTTCTTGACCAAGACTGCTCGGACTCAGAAGCAGTCGATCGAATACTTCCGTGACACCTTCAAGCTGGTGCCGATTGCCAGCATTGCCGAGATTGCGGATAAGTTTACCCGAAACGAGATCCTGAGCTCCAACGAGATCAGATCCATCGTCGGGTTCAAACCGTCGACCGATCCAAAGGCCGACAAGTTGGTGAACTCCAACATGCCAGCTCCGTCGGGGCCGGTAACTCCAGGAAACAGTGGGCCAGTTCCCACTGATCTAGTAAACCAGGAAGGAGACAGTCAAAATGGAAGCTGATTTCAGCGGATGGGCCACTAAGGCTGGTCTCAAGTGCTCCGACGGCCGGACCATCATGCCAGAAGCTTTCCAGGCTATGGATGGCAAGCAGGTTCCGCTCGTTTGGCAGCACAAGCACAGCGAGGTCAACAACGTTCTTGGACACGCAGTCCTCACGGCAAAGCCTGAGGGTGTTTGGGCCGAGTGCTTCTTGAATGACACCCCGCAGGGGCAGAACGCCCGCGCGCTGGTGGAGCACAAGGACATCGACTCTCTGTCCATTTTCGCCAACAACCTCGTTGAGCGGAGCAAGCAGGTCTTCCACGGCGTCATTCGCGAGCTCAGCTTGGTGCTCTCGGGTGCAAACCCCGGCGCGAAGATCGAGAACATTCGGATCGCTCACAGCGATGGCGACATCGACACCATCGATGACGAGGCCATCATCTGGACCGGTCTTTCCCTCGCACACTCTGCCGACGCTGACGCGGACGCCGAGGTTGTGGAGGGTGAGGATGAGTCCGAAGAGGTTGAGGTTGACCTTCAGGAGGTCTTCGACTCGTTCACCGACGAGCAGAAGGCTGTTGTCCACTCCATGCTCAGCAACGCACTCGAGCTCTCTTCGGAGGCTGAGGCTGTGGTTGTTCACGCCGCTGGCGCGGACATGACCATCCAGGACGTCTACGACTCGTTCACCGAGGCGCAGAAGAATGTCGTCCACTACATGATCGGGGCCGCCCTCGAGGCTGCCGGGAGTGCATCTCA